TGCAACGTCGAAAAGCTGGCCAACCGCATGAAAGACGCCCAGACCGGCGCCGAATGGGACTGGGTCGCACGGGACATGACCTTCGACCACGACGCCATCTTGCTGGACGAGCCCGGCGCGGCCACTCCCGAGCAGGGTGTCGGGATGCTGGTGAACCTGCAACAGACTCGAGTCGCGAACGCTCTGGCAGCGGTGCCTATCGCCAGCGGCACCTATGGCGAGCGCATGGAGCTGTTGGCCGAGGCGGTTCGGGGGAAGTTCGGCGCGGGCGAAGACAACTACGCTTACGTCGAGGATTTCGACGATACCCACCTGATCTACCGGTCGAAATCGGGGGACAACCAGATCAGCTATACGATCGAAGGCGGGACAGTCTCGTTCGGAAATGACCCCCGCCCGGTGCGTCGACAAACCCGATGGGTAGAGCGCCAGATCAACCAGCTTTGTCAACTGCTCGGAATTACTGTAAATTCTGATTCGCTCAAACCTGAAACCGCCTCTGGAGGCAAAGAGATGGATAAGAACGAAGTCGAAGCGCTCATCAGCGAGGCGGTCAAACCGTTGCGCGATGAAAACGCCGCGCTCGCCACCAAGGTCAACACCCTGGAGGCGGCCAACGAAGCTCTCAAGACCGAACTGACCACCGTGACCAACAGCCAGTTGGCTGACAAGCGCGCGGTAGTCAAGGAAGCGTTCGGCGAGAAGATCGCCAACGCCGCCGAGGGCGAAATGCTGGACGAACTGTTCGCGCAGGCCACCGCCAAGGGCCACAAGGGCGTCAAAGTCAACCACGCTGAGCCGACCACCACTTCGGGTGCGCCGGACCTCGCCTATCTGCCGGAGGCATAAGCTATGGCTACCCCTCGATTCCGCCGCGTCAACATCGACGGCCGGTCGCTGTTCAAGACTGAGACCCGTCTGGCCGGCACCGCTGTTCTGCCCGGCACCGTTGTGGCCATCAACGGCGACGACGAATTCGACAACGTGACGTCCTACACCGGCGATCAGCGTGTTTACGTTGCCGACGTTGGTTACCACCAGGGCCTCGGCATCATGGACGCCAACCCGGCAGGGGACAGCATGGTCGGCAACTATGTCGAGCCGGGCCGCGAGTTCGCTGGTCGTTTTGCGGCGAGCACCGCACTCATCAAGGACCAAGCGGTCACTGTCGGCGCGGGCGGTCTGTTCGTTGCCGCTGCCGGCGAAGCCGATCCGGCGTCCATCATCGCATTCAGCCAGGAAACGGTAACGCTCCCGGCGGGTGCTCAAGACTTCATTCGCCTGCGTACGGCATAAGGGGTACTGCTATGTTCTACGTTCGTAACGCGCTGCAAGAAGGCAGCCCGATGCGTGCCCACTTCGATGCGATGTGGGCCGCTCGCCGTTATTTCGGCAATACCGACGCTCAGGTGCTGGCCAACGCGCAAGCGGCTGGCTACCCGATCGCCAACGTCCAAGGCGTCACCGATCGTTTCTGGGCAGCTTTCGACACCCAAGCGGTCGAGCTGCGCAACACTGAGGACGGCATGGAGATCGTCAACGATCTTCTGACCGTTCAGACCGTGCTGCCGGTGGGCAAGACCGTCAAGCTGTATAACCAGGTTGGCGAGATCGACGACACCGTGGCGATCAGCATCGACGGCCAGGCGCCGTACAGCTTCGACCACACTGGTTATGGCCAGGACGGTGACCCGATCCCGATCATCCAGGCTGGCTTCGGTGTCAACTGGCGCCACTTCCAGGGCCTGCAATCCGAGGGCATCGACCTGGCGCTCGACTCCCGTCGCGCCAAGCAGCGTGAGTTCAACAAGAAGCTGGTCGGCCTAATGTTGGACGGTGCGCCGAACATCGTCGTCGAGCAGTATCCGTCGCAGGGTCTGCGTAACCACCGCAACACCAAGAAAATCAACTTGGGTTCCGGTGCCGGCGGAGCGAACATCGACCTGACCACGGCGACCGCTGCGGAAATGATCGCGTTCTTCCAGGGCCCGTTCGCGTCGCTGGTCATCGCCAACCGCGTGTCCGCTCTGGACGTGCTGTGGGTCAGTCAGGAAATCTGGACCAACCTCGGCAAGGTCTACGTGGAGAACGGCGTGACTGTGGGCACCGTCCGCGACTACCTGCTGCGCTTCATTCGCGTCCGCGACATCCGTCCGACGTTCGCCCTGACCGGCAACGAGTTCTTGGGCTATGTTCGTGATCGCGACATCGTCACGCCTCTGGTCGGTATGCCGGTCGGCACTCTGCCGCTGCCGCGCCCGCTGCCGGAGACCAACTACAACTTCCGCATCATGGCCGCGATGGGCCTGCAAGTGAAAAACGATGCGGCCGGTCTGGGTGGTGTCGTCTACGGCGCCAACTTGGCGTAAGGGGTAAATCATGGCTAAGAAGCAAACCGCAGCGCCGGAGCAATCCGGCCCGCAGAAGTACGAAGTGATCCGCCCGTGGGCCGGGGTGAAAGAGGGGGAAATCCTCTCTCTCGAAACCGTCCATCCGGCGATCAAAGCCAACCTGAGGAAGGTCGGCGCCAAAGTGACCACCTCTGATGACGGCTCCGGTCTGATCGAAGCCGCCAAGGGAGAGGCCGCCGCCATCGTCGAGAAGGCGAAGGAAGAGGCCGAGGCGATCAAGAACGAGGCTACCGCCGAAGCGGAACGGATCGTCGAAGCCGCCAAGGCTGCTCCGCCGCCACCGCCGGCTAAGTGACCGAGAAGCGCCGCTAGACAGGAGACCCCGCCATTCGGCGGGGTTTTCTTTACTCCGGCGATCGCACTGACCGTCCCCTTAACTGCGCCCCGTCGCCAGGGCAACCACGTGGTTAAAAACGAACGCCTTCTGCGGTGTACCAGTCTCTAACGTCTTCGGTCACGAAGTCGCAGCAAGCAAGAATGGTCTCAACGCTTCCGAGCCAGTGGGCAACGAACTCGTCCGTATAGCGGTTAGTGCCCTCTTCGTGAACCGTTACGCCTTCGGTATTTGCTGCGTTATCAAGTGCTTCGAAATTTACGCGGTGTACCAGATCAAGGACCGAGCCGAACGGCTGAATCGACATATCTTCGATTTTGTTCAGTAGTTCGCGTGCGTTCATTTCGTGTTGCTCCGTGCTCGTTGCTGTTGAGAGACACAATAGGCCCTTTTGCCCTACCTGTCAACACCCGCTCGGCGCATGCTATCCTCTGCCGCATTACCGTACAGGGCCGACCGATGACACTCGACGAAGCACGCGCCTATCTGGCCGAACTGGGCCTTGAACTCCCCGACGCGATCCTCGCATGCCTGATCACCCGGCCAGCGCTGATCGAAGAGTGCATGGACAAGCACGGCTACGACACGTGCACCCGATCCCTGATCGCCTACTACCTGGTCGGCCTGCTCGCCATCTCCAGCGGCGGACGTCGTATCAAGTCTCAGTCGGCTCCGTCCGGTGCGTCCCGGTCGTTCGAATACGGCACGCTCGCCCAACAGGCGACCCAATTGGCCAATGCGCTCAAGGTCATCGACCCGTATGGCTGCTCGACCGGGCTGCTGCCGGCTCCGGTAGACGCCGTGGGCCTGGCGGTGTTTGTGGGCCAGGGCGGCCCAGTGTGCGGGTGCTGACATGTCGTCGATAGCCAGATGGTCGTATGCCAACGTGGCTACGGTGTGGCCGTTCGTGAGCCGCGACCCACGCACTCAAGCGGAGACCTACGGCGCGCCCTATCAGATCGCTTGTACGTGGATCAGCGGGGCGGGCCGCAATCGCTCGAGCGCAACCGGCACACGGACTGACCAGAACGGCCAGGAGTATCTGGTGAAACAGACGATCTACACGGAGGATCAGCGGCCCGTGTTTCGCGACATGATCGCCACTGGGGTGCACACGGGTACCCATCAGGCCGCGCAGGCGAACAAGGTCCGAGAAGTGGTCAGCTACGATATGTCGATGTTCGGAGAGCCGGACAGTCCCGACTTCGAGGTGTATGTCTGATGGCCCGGGGCGCCCGCGAGGTCAAGCGTCGGTTGACGGCGCTGATCGGGGACATCTCGAAACAGAAGTCCTACGCGGCAGCTACGGCAGCGGCGATCGTGATCCAGGGCGAGGCGGCGGTTCGGACTCCGGTCGACACATCCTACCTGATCAACAGCCAGTTCCGCCGGGTAGAGTCGACCGGCCACGGCGCCCAAGCGTTCATCGGCTACACCGCCCAGTATGCGCTGACGGTGCACGAAGCGAGCGGCAGTTTCAAGGGCCAGCCCCGCGACCCCGCAGACCCAAGCCGGGGTAACTTCTGGGACCCTGCGGGGGAACCCGGCTTCCTTGAAACTGCCGCTCGCGACTCCCGCGCGGCGATCGACGACGTGATCAAGAAGGCAATGGGACTATGACCCCACTCGACATTCTCTATTCCTGGGCCCGACCCATACTTGATGACGTCGGCGTCGTCGTCTCCTACGGGGCGTGGCCGGACGGCCCAGAGCACGACGCGACGCGGTGGGCGGCGATGACGGTCACCGGAAGCGGTTTGCCCGGTCCGATCCAGCGTAAACCGCAGATCACCGTGACATTGGTGGGGCGTCGCAACGAGCCGGGGGACATGTCCTTGATGTATGAGGTGGCCCTAGCCCTGCTGGATTTGTCCGATAGCGACGCTGCAAACGGCTGTGCTATGCTGGTGCGGCCATTGGGCGACCCCATCGGCCCCGGCAAAACCGAACACGACCGCGCGTTCTTCGTTCTGAACTTCGAAGTCACGGTCGGGAAAAACTGACCTTACGGAGGCCGAAAAATGGCTTGCTCTCTCCCCGGATACAACGGCCGCGAAGTCGCCCTCGAGGTGGCTTATGCGTGCGGCGACGTCAACCCCGTCTCGCTGGCGTGGCAACCGATCGGTGCGCTACGAACGAAAGAATTCAACCTGACTTGGGATACCACCGACGCTTCGAGCGACGATTCGGTCGGCAGCCTGCGGTCGAACATCGCGACCTGGCAGACGCTGGAGGTCACCTTCGACGGCGTGGCCAAGCGTGCCGACGGCACCAAGTCGAACCAGACCGCGCTGGCACGCCACACCATCAACCCCGGCCCGGAGTATTCAGGCCAGCCGGTCGTGTGGGTCCGTATGACCTTCCCCGATCTGACCTTCATTTTCTACGCGCTCAGCACCGAGATGTCGCGCTCGTCGCCGTTCGACGACGTGGTGACCTTCAACGGGGCGTTCTCCGCCACTGAGTCGGATTTCGGATTGATCGTGGTCGATACGCCTACGCCCGGCGGTGTCAACCCTACCGGCGTGACTGTCGCGCCCGATACGCTGGCCTTGGAAACGGGCGACACCGCCAACGTCTCCGCGACAGTCGCCCCGGCGGGCGCCCCGCAGAGCGTTGTCTGGTCGAGTTCCGCTCCACTGATCGCGTCAGTGGATCAGTCCGGAGTCGTCACCGCCCAGTCCGAGGGCACCGCGACGATCACGGCGACCAGTACTGGGCCGGGCAACTTGACCGGCACGTGTGCAGTAACGGTGACCGATCCGGCGTGATGAGAGTACCCGCCAGACAGGAGACCCCGCCCAGTGCGGGGTTTTCTTTAGCTGAGTCGATAGGCCACCCACGCGAGAAACAGTGCGACGACGATCAGCGGCCCTCTTGAGTGGTGCCCTGCTACCGGCAGGGCGGCGGGTTAGGCTGTTTTCTTCGCGCGGCGATCTTCCTTGTGCGCCTTCCAATATCCGCTATCGAAGAACTGCTGCTGTTCGTGGTCGTAGCCTTTCAGTCGCGCCTTTGTGGCTGGCAAATAGAAGCAGTGACCGTGCGCGGTTTCTTGACGGTTTTCCGGCTCGTTTTGGTAAGCCAGATAGCCGTCAATCCATGCTTTTGCGTCCTTACGGCGCGGGATGTCGGCATAGCCACTGCGGGTGTTGTTGCCAGAGCTGTAGCCGCCAGCAACCTGCTTGCCTTCCGCGTCAAAGACGTACCAGCAAGCGATATGGTTATGGCCGGCGTGCGAGTGCCAGCAGTACATGCGCCACACGTAGGCCGGTTGGTTCTCGATGCGGAAGCCCTTGTAGTTCATGTCCTTTCCTCTTGAGTGATGCCCGGCGAACCGGGCGGTGATGGCTGGTTAATCGGCGTATTCGAATTCTGTTGATTTCGGCGCTACCCCGTAAACATCCCACTGCGAGGGCGACTTCAATTCCACCACCATGGCGATATGGATGATACGCTCGGCGCCTAGTCGATACTTTTTACCGTGGTAGACCTTCGGCTTGCTCAGCAGCTTATCGAGGCAGGTAGCGCCGACAATACGACCGTCGCTGATCTTGATGCCGTGTTTCAAACTGCGACCACAGTGGCCGCAAACTTCATCCTGCGAATAACCGGTGATATTGAAAGTGGTCATCGTCTTGCCTCCGGGGCGTTGTTCGTTGCTGTTGGTGACACAATAGGCCTTTTGTTCCTATCTGTCAACCCCCTCTCGCCGTGATACA